ACGTTCCTTTAGTTGATGGAGGCACTTACGCTATACGCCCTGTAGCGGGTGGCGGTGTTGTAGCAGAAAACACAGTGACTGTTGCGCCTAATCCAGCTAACACTATTACAGGTGCTTTAATACCTGTGTTGGGGGCAGGTACTAACACTGCTGAAACTACTGTGTCTACACCAACGCCTACACCTACACCAACGCCAGTGTCTACGCCTACGCCTACACCAACGCTTACACCTACACCAACGCCAGTGTCTACGCCTACACCAACGCCTACACCAACGCCAGTGTCTACACCAACGCCAGTGTCTACACCTACTAACGGAACAGATGGTGCTACAGGTAATACAGGCGCTACAGGCACTGACGGAACAGACGGAACAGACGGGACAGATGGTGGTGACGGAGAGGACGGCTCTGATGGCGCTCAAGGAATAGCAGGTGTTTCTCCAAGCATAACACAGACGCTGTTTGGGGCTGACTTGGCAAAGCTTACGCCTATTACTGGAGACATTACAGCCGCTAAACGCTTTGCACCTAGACGCAGAAGAACTACACTATTTGGAGACCTTGTATAATGACTTATAAAGAAGTTGTAAACGGAGTGCTAAGGCGTCTTAGAGAAGACGAGATAAGCAGCGTATCAGAAAACAGCTATAGCAAGCTTATAGGAGACTTTGTACAAGACGCTTACACATTAGTTGAGAAGGCTTGGGATTGGATAGGCTTAGAAGCTATTATAAGTTTAAACACTGTGGCATCTACTAGCGTCTACACCTTAAACGGAGCAGGCAAAGGCGCTACTGTTATGGACGTATATGATACCACTACAAAGACTTCTCTTACAGAGGTTAGCAGTGCTTGGATGCGTAGAGCCTATTCGCTTGAAACCTCTACAGAGGGTACAGCTACTTACTGGTGCTACAAAGGCGTCTCTGCTGACGATCAAGACCCCACTATTGAGCTATACCCTACGCCTAACGCTGTAGTTACTCTGACAGTGGCTGTAGATAAGAGTAATACACTGCTGTCCTCTGACGATGAAGTTATTGTAATACCAGAGGGGCCAGTGTTACAACTAGCCTATGCGATTGCTTTGCGCGAGCGTGGTGAGACAGGTGGGCAGAGTGCCTTAGAACAGTTTGCAGTTGCTGAGACATTCTTAGCAGACGCTATAGGCTATGACGCTTCTAAACGTCCTGAGAAAACAATATGGGAAGCTGTATAGCATGGCAGAGGTTCTTAGAAATATTACAATCTCTTCACCGGCTTTTGCTGGTATTAACACTCAAGGTAGCCCGTCTGAGCTGCCTCCTGCTTTTGCGTCTGTTGCTGATAACTGTGTCATTGACAGGAAAGGTAGAATTGCAGCTAGACAAGGTGTGCAGTTAGTTACAACGGACAACTCTATCTTAGGCACCTCTGCTGGCATTGAAGCCATCTTTGAGTTTGAAGCCTATGACAGCACTAAGACAGTGTTCTCAGCAGGTAACAACAAGATATTCACAGGTACAGCTACACTAACTGACGTAACTCCAGCAGCCGCTTCAATCTCTGCTAACAGTTGGAAGATAGTGAGCCTAGCTAATAAGTGTTACTTCTTTCAAGCTGGTCATGCTCCTATGGTGTTCACAGCAGGTGGTTCTCTACAGCTTATAACTGCTGCTACGGGCTATGCAGGCACTGTGCCACAGGGCAATGAAGTGTTAGCAGCGTATGGCAGGTTGTGGGTGTGTGACATAGGCACTAATAAGGCAACTATATACTGGAGTGACCTACAGAACGGCGTAGCATGGACAGGAGGCTCTTCAGGCTCTATAGACATAGGTGAGTTCTGGCCTGACGGCTATGATGTATTAACGTCACTGAAGGCACATAACGACTTCCTCATCTGTTTTGGCAAACGCAGTACGCTTATATACAGTGGGGCTACAGAGCCTTCTACAATGGCGCTGCAAGACACTATAGACAAGATAGGCTGTATTAATAGAGACGCTTCACAGAACACAGGCACAGACTTGTTCTTTGTAGACTTCACAGGTGTCAGAAGCCTTGGAAGACTTGTACAAGAGAAGGCGTCTCCAATAGGTGATGTAAGCAAAAACGTAGACGATGACGTTAAGACATCTATTGCTACTGAAACAGACTTAACTGACATACGCACACACTACAACACTGAATCAGCTTTCTTTCTTGTAACATTCCCATCCTCTAGTAAGACGTATTGCTTTGACACTAGAGCACCTTTACAGGACGGGAGCCACAGAGCAACTACGTGGTCGTTAGTGCCTTTGGCATTCTACAGGGCTGATGATGCTACGTTGTATCTAGGAGACTCTGAAGGTATTGCCACGTACTCAGGCGCTCAAGATAAGTCAGCAAGCTATTTGTTTAGCTACAGAACACACCCATTGACGTTTCAGAATGAGCTATCCCCTGATGCGTCTACAAGGCTTAAGTTTCTAAAGAAGGTGGTGATTACTACAGAGGGTGGTCAAGGTGATAACGCAGCGTTGCTGTGGAGCTATGACTATACAAGTAAGTTTACTACACAATTATTTAACATTAGAGATATTAGTATAGCCTATTACGGCACTAGCGATTACAACGTCTCTACGTCACAATACAACGAATATGAAGCTATTAACAGAGAAAAGATTAACACAAGCGGAGGTGGTACATTGATTACAGTCGGCGTAGACAACACAGTGAACGGTAATGCTTTTGCTGTCCAAGAGATGAACATTCACGCTCTATTAGGGAGGATTCTGTAATGCCTACAGCACAGGACTATGCTAATGCAACAGCAGGCGCTACGGGTTTAAGCTTAGACAATATTCTACAGACAGGCGCAGGACTCTTTAATCAGCAGAACGGCATTAATCAGGCTAGAAACTTAGGCGCTGGTATTAAAGCTACTACAGACTTAGCAGGCGCTAATGCTATAACTAACTCTCAGTTTAAGCCTTTTGCAGTGACGTCTAACACAGGCAATGTAAACGTAGGCGCTGGCGGTGGTTTTAATGCTCAGCTGACACCACAGCAGCAGCAGCTCTCTGACCTCCTACGAGGCGCTTCAGAAGGCTTTACTAACGAAGCTGCTACAAACTTTCAAGACCTCTTTAGTCAGAACTTGTCAGCCTTTGGCGCCCCAGATGTTAACCAAGCCTTTGGTGACGTTTCTAGCAGTGTTGGGAATGTGTTAGCTGGTCAAAACTTAGGTGGTGGCGGCACTAGAGAACAAAGCCTTATTAGTATGCTTACAGGCGGTGGTGGTGCAGGCAGAGAGGCTGAGGTGTTTAATCAGCTTGAAGCTCTACAAGCTCCTTCTAGAGAGCGTGAGCGTCTTGCTTTAGAGAACAGATTGTTTAACCAAGGCAGGAGCGGTGTAAGTACGTCTATGTTTGGCGGAACACCAGAGCAGCTTGCACAGAACAAGGCTATTGAAGAGTCCAGAGCCTCTAGTGCTTTAGGCGCTTTAGACTTTACACAGCGAGAGCAAGCACAGACGTCAGGACAGACGCTACAGGGCTTACAGCAAGGCTTACAAGAGTCACAGTTGTTTGGACAGTTAGGCTTAGACGGTCGCCAGCAGGCTCTAGCAGAGGCTCTAGGCGGTACAGGCTCAGCAGCTACAGCGGCTCAGTTAGCTCTAGAACAGCGTGGACAGGCAGGTGAACTAGGCTTAGGCTTTTTACAAGGTTCTTTTGAGCCTAATCAGCAGCTTCTAGACTTGTTAGGCCCAGCAGCGAACTTCGCAGGCATAGCAGACGCAGGCAGACAGCAGGGCGCTTCATTGGCAGCTCAGCTTGAGAAGGCCGGTATTGAAGGGCGTATTAATGCTGAACAGCTTGCAGGAGATAGAGAAGTGAGCCGCAATGACACATTAGCTGATTTGTTAGCGGGTAATAAAGACGCTGGTTCGTCAGGGCTAATCTCTTCTATCCTCAACAGCATATTCAAATAAGGAAGTACAATGAGTGAACTAATTGATTTAAATACGCTGTTTGCTTCAGAACTAGGTGACACGCAGCAGAGCTTGTTTAACAAAGGCATTGCAATGGCTGACGTACCTCTAGGTAGGATGGCTGACGTTTTAGCACCTAAGCAGGCTAGTTCGCTTAGGAAGGCTGCTGGTGGTTTGTTTGGTGTTGACACCTCTACAAGTAAAGAGAGACTACAGCAGGCTCTAAC